GTGCGCCTGACACATTACATAGTAGAAGTTTTGCAACTATTCAAGATCTTATTTCTGAAGGAGAAATAGAAGGTTTTGCAAGTGCCTCGAAAGAACAATTAACTAAAGGAACTACAGCATATGAAAATGCTAGTTTGAAAGATGTTTTTCTTGATGACACTCCAATACTTGCTGCTGATGCTTCAAGTGCAAATCCTAGTGATGAAAAATTTAATTATAAAGATGTAACATTTAAATCTAAGTTTGGAACATCAAATCAAACAGCAATGACAGGTATCCCTGCCGAAAGTAGATCTCCTACCTCAGTTGCTGTAACAGTTGAAAATGATGATTTAGCTACTACTTGGACAGTTGTTAGAACAGAAAATAATGATGGTAGTGTCACTATTAGTGGTAAAAATTATACAGTTAACCAAATAGTTAAATCTGGTAATAATGCAGCTAGTGAACTTATTGTTTTTAAATGCACAACAGCAGGGCAAGCTGGAACTACCGAGCCTTCTGCCTTTTTAACTGCTTCTGTAGGGCAAACTATCACTGATGGCGGTGTTACATGGACAGCGCAAACTGTTGGTTTAAGTGGTTCAGTAACTAGACAAATCACTAACACCGATGTTGACGCGGTAATTGTCACGCTAACTTGGCCTCAGATACAAGTAGCTGAAGATGATGGAGATATTCGTGGTGATAAAATCAAATATGCAATTCAGTTACAACATGATTCTGGAGGTTATGTAACAAAAATTGAGACTTCTGTTAGCGGTAGAACTGCGGATGCCTACGCTAGAGATCACCGAATTGAATTAACAAGTGGATTCACAACAGTTGATGTAAGAGTACTTCGTATTACAGCAGACAGTACAAGTGATTCAAGAGTAAATTCTTTTCAATTTACTAGTCTTCAAGAAGTAATAGATAATAATTCAACTTATGCTAATAGTGCTTATGTAGCTCTTCGTTTAGATAGTAAACAGTTTAATAGAATACCTTCTAGAAAATATAGAATTAGAGGAATAAAAGTACAGATACCTGGTGCTGGAGCTAATAATTCTGGCACACCAGATGTTGATCCAGCTACAGGTAGAATACGATATCCAGATGGTTATATATTTAACGGCGTTATGGGTGCTGCTGTTTATACAAATTGTCCAGCCATGTGCCTCCTAGACTTGCTTACGAATACTAGATATGGTTTTGGAGATCATATGTCTAATTCTAATATAGATTTATTTAGTTTTGTAACCGCAAGTAAATACGCTAATGAGCTTGTAGATGATGGCACAGGATCAGGTACACAAGAAGCTAGATTTAGTTGTAATGTAAATATTCAAAGTCCGAAAGAAGCATTTGATGCAATAAATGAATTAGCTGGTGTTATGAGATGTATGCCAATTTGGTCTGCTGGAACTGTAACTATTTCTCAAGATAGACCAACAACAGCTAGTTATTTATTTAATTTGTCTAATGTAAGTGAGGATGGTTTTAGTTACTCAGGAAGTAGTTTAAAACAAAGGCATTCAATATTTTCAGTTAGTTATTTTAATATGGATTCTAAAGAAGTTGATTTTGAGGTCGTTGGAGATAGTGATAGTACTGCTGATGTTCTTAGAAGACAAAAACTTGGAACTTCAATAAAAAAAGTGAAAGCGTTTGCGTGTACTTCTCGTAATCAAGCAGCGCGTCTTGGTCGGGCAATGATGTTTGCTGAAGAACAACAATCTGAAGTTATAACATTTAACACTTCAATAGATGCAGGTGTAGTTGTAAGGCCAGGTTCAGTTATAGACGTTAACGATCCAGTTAGAGCAGGGGCTAGAAGAGGTGGGCGAGTAGTGTCTGCAACAACTACTGCGATTACTATTGATGCTGTGGCGCAGACAACTCTTCCAGCATTAACTGATTCTCCAACAATTAGTGTAATTTTACCTGATGGAACAGTTGAAACAAAAAATATATCAGATATTACAGGAGCAGTTGTAACAGTGGATTCTGCTTTTTCTTCTGCACCAAATACAAATTCCCCATATCTTATATCAAGTACAGCTCTTGAAACACAACAATTTAGAGTTATACAGGTAGAAGAAAAAGATTCTATTAATTATCAAATAACAGCGATCACATACTTAGCTGGTAAATATGATTTTATTGAGAGTGGAACTGCTTTACCTCCAAGAACAATATCTTTATTGAATGCACCTGCATCTCCTCCGAGCGCTCTATCAGTTACAGAGAAAACAGTTACTATAAATAACATTGCTAGAAGTAAATTAATTATTGATTGGCAGCCAGTACAAGGAGTTACTCAATATCTTGTTAATTACAAATTAGAAAATGGAAACTATATTTCTGAGATTGTATTTAGTAGTGATTTTGAAATATTAGATACTGTAAAAGGAAGTTATGAAATTCAAGTATTTTCTTATAACGCAGCTTTAGAGCTGTCTACAAACTTTGCAAGTACAACATTTACCGCAGTTGGAAAAACTGCATTACCAGAAAACGTAACTGCATTAACTCTTGAACCTATTAATGAGCAGTTTGTAAGACTTAGGTTTACACAGGCTACAGCTATAGATGTTTTGCATGGTGGTCGAGTTTATGTAAGACATACAAATCAAACTGGAGGGTCAGCTACATTTCAATCTGCTCAAGATATTATTGAAGCCGCAGCCGGAAATGTATCAGAAGTGATAGCACCTGCTTTAGCTGGTACTTATCTTCTTAAATTTCAAGATGATGGAGGCAGATTTAGTGCAGATGCAACTAGCGTTAATCTATCTCTTGTAGATATTCTCGACTCTATAACTGTTAAAACCGATAGAGAAGATACTGACAGCACACCTTTTAATGGAACTAAATCAAATGTTCAATACGACAGTACTAAAGGCGGACTTGTTCTTACTGATCCGACTTCAAATGCTACAGGAACGTATGATTTTGTAGATACTCTTGATCTCGGAGGTACATTCTCACTTGTCTTAAAAAGGCATTTTAGTGGTGAAGGATTTTACACAAGTGATTTATTTGATAGAAGGACTGACTTGATAGATACTTGGACAGACTTTGATGGTGCAACTGCTAATGATGCAAACGCAAAAATAGCTGTACGAACTTCCACAGATATGAGTTCTTATACATCTTTTAACGACTTTGCTAATGGAACATTTAAAGGTAGAGGATTTCAATTTAGGATTACTCTCAACACAAATGACGTTGCACAGAATATGAATTTACAACAAGCAGGTTATATAGCAACTATGCCATCAAGAACTGAACAATCTGCTGTTATTGCATCAGGATCAGGAGCTAAAGCAGTAACATTCACAGCACCATTTTTTGTTGGAACTTCAGCACTTGGTAATTTAAATAATTTTTTACCTTCTGTTAACATCTCTCCACAGAATATGGCAACAGGAGATTACTTTGAACTTAGTAGTATATCTGGGACTGGCTTTACAGTTCACTTTAAGAACTCAAGTAATGCTAGTATTAACAGGAATTTTACCTATAGTGCTGTTGGTTTCGGCAAAGGAGGGTAACATGGAGGAAAATAGTATTTAACTGTGGCTGACGTTGCAAACTACACAATTGAAAATGCTTCTGGGGCGAATGTAAGAATTGACCTTAATAATGTTTTTGCTGCTATTCAATCAAATAATTCCAAATCTTCTGATTTAGCTACTAGTCAATGTGTGGCTGGTATGACATTTTTAAATACAGCAACAAATATTTTAAAAATTAGAAATAGTGCTAATAACGCTTTTACAGAAATAGGAAGTATAAATAGTGATAATTTAGGTTTGTTGCCTAGAGCAGGTGGCACAATGACAGGAGTTTTAAAAATAGATGATTCTAATAGTGCATCTACTCCAGCTTTGTCTTTTGATACGGATACAGACACAGGATTATTTAGAAAAGCTGCTAATAAAATTGGCTTAAGTGCAGGTGGTACGGAGCAAATGTTTTTTGACTCTGATGGTATTACTTTAAATCTGCAAAATAATCTTAGATTTGCTGATGCAGCAGGTGGTCAATATATAGGTTTATCAGCACCAGCAACTATTTCAAATAGTTTTACTTTAACTTTACCTGCTACAGATACCGATGTTGCAGGGTACGCTTTAGTATCCAATGGATCAGGAACTTTAAGTTGGGGTGTAGCTGGTGGTGCTAGTCAGGGGATATTTTGGGAAAACGATCAAACAATTACAAGTAATTACACAATCACAAATGGTAAAAATGCTGGCAGCTTTGGCCCAATTACTATACAATCAGGTGTAACAGTTACAGTTGGTGCTGGTGAAACTTGGACAGTTGTTTAAATTATGAGCCAAATAAAAGTTGACAGTATTATTCCTAGAGGTGGCCTTGGATCAGGGGCTAGTGGTGGTGTTATTCAGGTAATATCCGCAGCTAAAACAGATTCTCAAACGATAAGTTTATCTGGTAGTAGTACTACTGG